AAGCTCTACGCAAAAAAATAAATATAGCATCAGAAGTTTTAGGAGAAGAATTAAGGTCATGGATTTAATAGGATATATGTGCGTGCTGCGCTATAATTTTTAATTTACGACTTTACCGCCGGACCATTTCATCTCTGGTAGGCCTTCGGTGTATTTTTTTCCGTCAAAAGTTAAAACTTGTTTTCTATTTGAATCTGATTCGTGATAAGATATGTGGACCCATCCGCCTGCAGGGTCATTTTTATCGTAGTACTCCATGATCAACTGGTCAAAATCAACGTTTGATTGTAGCCAGTAAGCTGTTTGAATATTTGGCACACCAAAAATTTCTAGGTCGACGGCTTGCCCCTTGGCATGCTGCGAAGTCTTTTTACTGCCGATTGCTTCACATAACGCTTCACTACGATAACCGCTAGTGATGGTTACAGGTTTGTCGAAGTGTGCACGTAAAGGTTCTAACACCTCATAACATAGATCTCCTAAAGCTTTAATTTCACCAGCTCCTGGTGTATTATCGATTCCCCTACGTTGAGCGGTCATAGATTTGGTCATCTCTTTTAAACTAAAATGTTTTGAAAGTTGCATAAAATTTTTTTTATTTTGCTATATCAGTTAGTAAAATCATTAGCACGGCTCCCATACCTCCGACTATCCAATACTCTAGTCTTTTGATTCGATCTTGCATTTCTTTAATCTGTTCAAAAGTTTGCTTTTGCATTATTCTGCAAAGCTTTTCGTGTGATTCAATTTTTTGTAAAGCTGATTTTTTTGCCATTATTTGCTTGGGTTACCATACTTGTTAACCTTACCTGTTATAATTTTTTCTTTTCCTCTTTTTTCTAATTGTTTTTCAAAAGCATCTATAGATTCATCAAACAATTGTTTTTGAGTTTTAGGTCCAAATTTTTTCATAACCGCACCTAATATTTTTCCTTTTAATAATGTCATATTATGTCCTACTCGCTATTACCTTTTCTGTCGGTGATAGTAACGCTTCTTCATTCTGTGTCAAGTTAGTTTGTGGGTTAATTTGTTGCGTGTTACTTACTATTTTTTTAGGCATAGGTGTATTTGGTAGTGGTGGTGTTTGTATTTTACTCATAGGTTCACCAGGTAAAACTTTGTTAATTAAATTTTTA